GTTTAACTGTACGGAGTGAAAGACTCCTCACGAATGCCAAAGCCTCGCCGCAATCGGCAAAGTATTTGCGGGTATCGTCAGGATGCTGTTCTAAAATGGATGGCCACTTATTCAGCTCTACCAAGATTGGTTGTCTTATCGTCTTTTCGATGAGTTGATCATCGTGTCGGATGGTCTCATCGTATAAGGTAATTTCAAATTTTTTTGCCATGACAAGCGCATTTTCCGCTAAGTGTCTTGCATCCTGTAGACGTAATGGACTGGCCTTGATCGAAGTCGTTTGAAACGCTGGTTTTTCCGGTACAACGTCTACCTGAACGTTTGTTTCCAGAGGCAATACGAGGTCACCATTTTGCAGAGGGTCGTTTTTTTCTAATGAACGGCTTAAACAAATTGCCTTACAGCCTTCTTTTGCTACCGTAAGGTTTTTTCCATCATGGCTGACATCAAAATAGCAGGTGTGGCCAGCCGCGCCGTAGTGGCCTGGTATTTCTGAATCTCCTTCGGGTATTTTGAAAATAATGGAGACATCACGATTATCTTCGATGCCTTGAAATTCCAGTCCGCCTGAGAATCTATCTAGCCCTGGGCAGACGTTTTTGATCTTTGGCCACGACTGGATCGCTAAACTCTTGACTGCAGGGTCGAGACTATCTGGAATGATAATTTGTAGTTTTGGTTTCTCGCTACACGCGGCCAGAAACGATACAAGTAGAAATGCCGAAAATTTTTTGTACATAAATTCATTCTGACGGAGTGGATTCATTCAATATTTGAATAGGTTTTTTGCGTGCAGTGGGTTTCTTTTCCTGCTTATTTTTTGACTCTATCCACTGTGGCGGTGCACCTTGAATGACCTTGGCGCACTCTATTGACACGTAATCTTTACGTGGAAAAACTTCGCCGACTGTAAAATAATCATCACCGTAGCGGCATTGCCCGGCCTGCAATTCGATCATCGTCAACTGGCTTGCTAGGGTCTGCTTACTCATGACCAAGTACAAAATCGCTACAAACGAAACCAAAATAATCGCAATTAACGTGATGAAACCCGCTTTGTGATTGGTGACATCGACTGATTCTGCCTTCAGGCTGGTTAGCATTCCCTTCATGTCAGCCACTTCTTTTTTATAGGTGAACTCTTGGGCTTGGAGCGACTTTTTCGTTTGCTCTAACTCGGTTGCTATCCTTTGATTCTCTAACTTATACGCCATCAATGTCTTTTCAGCTTTGCCGCTGTCCGCTGCTATCTTGCTTTCCCTAGCCGTTCTTTGTGTCTGTGCTTCTTCTAAAGATTGACGTAGTTCCGCAAGCTCAATTTGTTGGGAAAGTATTTTTTCCGCAGGTTTGATTTGCGACAGTTTTAAATCGGCTACGCCACTCTTTAGATTGAAGATTTCATGCAAGCCTTTCCAGACTTCCACTCTGGATTGATGAAATTCATCTTGTAGTTGGGTCACGAGACGATTGAGTGTTTTTCTATCGCCCGCTTCTGTCTTCGCCGTCTTTGCTGTATCTGGGTGGTTGTGAATAATGTTGCTATTGACGATGGTGCCGACGGTTGCGGCACTGACCTGGGTGTTGTTTACACTGTTGTGATTACCGTCGATTTCGTTTTTTATACTTTGCGCTTCTTTGCTAGGGTCGATTTTCTCATCGTAGTCAACTGGAGCGAGCGCCGCCAATATTTTCTTAATTTCTTCGTCTTTGCTCATACTTCTCTTCTGCGTCCTTCTTATACTGTCGCCATGACGGCATCCATAAAGTCTTTAAATTTGGCTTGATTCAGCTCTGCATCTTGTGAGAATTTTTCATATAACACGCGGATAAGATTGGCTTTTTTATCTGCAGGTAATTTGGCTTTTCGTTCCTCTAAAAACTGCTCTACTGCAGTGACTACATTGAGCATTAAATCCCAATTGAATGTGTGTGCAACGCGCACTCCTGTGACCACAAAAGCAACATCCATGCCTTGGGTGTGAAGCATAGCGAGTTTATCCAATGGAATATTTCCATTGGCGATCCAGTTGTAAACGGTGCCACGAGATATCCCCAGCATCGTTGCGACACGTGTAGCGCCTATTTTTTCTACTTCGGCCTCAAAGCGCCGCCTTAATTCGTCTAACATTTTGAACAAACCCCTTGCATTGTTCAAAGTTTTGAACAATAATAAGCACAACAAATCACAAACAACATTAAAACAACTTATACATAGGAGTCACGGCAATGACCCCCGATCAAATCAAAACTCAGTTCCGTCAGCGCGGTTTGACCTTTTCACAATGGGCACGCGACAACGGCTACACGCCGCATGCGGTTTATCGCGTGTTAAATGGCTTTGATAAAGCGCACTACGGGAAAGCGCACGACATTGCTGTCAAGTTGGGGATGAAAAAACTCCCGACCGAACAGCTGGCCTCCTAACTCAAGAGGTTGATCATGCTGAGAACCCGCGACGATATCCGCCAAGACTTCGCAAATAAAGGTCTTTCTTTTACTACTTGGGCGAAGCTACATGGCTACACCCCAAACATGGTGATTGAAATCATCAATGACGATGATGCCAATCCGAAGCGCAAATGCATCCGCGGTGAGTGCCACAATATTGCCGTCTCACTTGGCCTGAAAAAAGGCGAAGTGCATCGTCACCGCGTTGGTTCTTCTCTGAATAAACCCGTGCTTGGCGCGGCCTATTCTGCTCAAGAGACTTCGCTACCTCATTTAAGGTGCGTTGCGTTGCGCCCTGGTGATCCGCTTGCATTTGCAAACTACGTGCCAGCTTACGCAGGTCATCGCTATACGCTTGGCCATCGACCTTATCCGTGCAGTCTAAGTGTGCCACCAATAAGAGTAATGCCCGGGTGGTTCCCTCTATGCGTCCTGCCAATTCATGGAAATCACCTTTATTCATCATCATTGCCTCACCTGTCATCAATCAGGCTTGCAGGTTAGATCAACTACCCCGCAGTGCATAGTACCAGAGCAATTATTTGTTTGGAAAGCCCTCACAGCAAGGATTTTTGATGTCTACAAAAACAAAACGAAATTGGAAAAGTGTTCAAGCGACGAGTCTGCGCCAGGCGCTGGAATTCTGTAAAGAATACGCGAGAGAGAAAAAGAATCTGTCGATCGAGCGCATTACTGAACTGTTGGGCATTACCGACCACTGGACGATCTACAAGTGGATCCAGACCGGGCGTATCCCCGCCAACCTCATCGCGCCATATGAGGCGGTCTGCGGCATTGATTTTGTGACGCGCTGGCTGGCGGCTTCGAGTGGGAAGTTGTTGATTGAAATTCCTACAGGACGTGCGCTCAAAGACGCCGACGTGATTGAGCTTCATAGCGGCTTTTCCGCTGCGCTTGGCTTGCTCACCGCGTTTTATGCTGGGAAGGCGGATGCGCTTACCACCAGCGATGCTTTAACCCATCATCTTCAACAAGTGGCTTTTCATCATGCCAACGTTAAAAAACATGCGACCCCTGAACTAGCACTGGAGTTTTAAATATGAAATCGATCATCGTAAATTCTATTCACAAAGGCGTTTTGCTGCATCTGAATCAGCGTTCAGACGGTAGCGTCAACGCGGAATTGAAACCGGCTAAACCGACGCGCTCATCGTTGGTTTGGGTGTCTGGCATCAACCAAGAAGCAAAAATCAATATCAGCAAAGTGGAGTGCGCTTTGTGGATAGGTCAGGTGGGTTTTGATTTGAGTGAATACGACGCACGTAGTGTTGCGAAATCCTTTGAATTGCGCATTGAAGAGGACGTATGAGTAAGGCTAATTACACCAACGCTGGTCAACAGCGCATTTTAAACGTGGTGCGAATTTTGGCAGGTAATGAGTTTGATGGTTTGTCTTTAACGTCGATTGCGAAGGCAATGAATGAAGCGACGCCCGTGATTAAGCGTGATTTGGAGAACTTAAAAACGGCAGGTTTTGGCGAACAAGATGAAAGAACCGGGCATTGGCGACTAGGCCCGAAATTGATTCAGATCGGGCTGGCGCATTTAGACCATGTGAATCGTACTGAAAGTCGTATGCAGGAATTGAAAAATCGTTATTCAACTAAAGGATAAACAAAATGGCGCGTGTACCTAAGACCAAAGCAGCAACTGAAAATGTAAAAGCTGGTGTTCCAGCAGCACATCAGGAGCATGTGGAGATTGCTTCCGAATTGAGCACAATAACGCAAGGCTACTCTGACGAACGGGATTTACTGAATCAGATGTTGGGGCAAGTGCAAATGTCTCGCGCTCTTTCAAAATTCGCCGACGTCGTCAGTTTGCAGAAGCTGGCACATATCAAGGAAACCAAGATGTACAGGGCTATAGCGGGTAAAAAAGCCTTGGATGTCGATGGTGACGAAATTGCCGACGTCGGCACTTGGGAGGGGTTTTGCCGTGCCATAGGCACAACGAAATCAAAAGTGGATGAAGACCTCCTGAACCTGAAATCATTTGGTGAAGATGCCTTGAATAGTTTGACTCAAGTCGGCGCTGGATATCGTGAGTTACGCCAATTACGCAAGCTGCCAGAAGGCGACAGAACGGCTTTGTTGGAAATGGCGAAGACAGGCGATAAAGAGTCCTTGATCGATTTACTTGAAGACGTTGTCACCAAGCATGCCAAAGAAAAAGAAGCCTTAACGTCAAAGCTCGCCGATTTGGAAGCTGACCAAAAGGCGACTGAAAAGGTACTGACCGAAAAGAACAAGAAACTGGATAAGGCAAAAACCAGTTTGGAAAAACTGCAATTGCGCACAGCGCCTTGGGATGAACGTGTTGCGCCGTTCAAGGAGGAAATTACGAATCGTCAGTCCATCATTGATGAAGCGGTTGCGCGACATTTACAAGCGGTTGAAGCCTTGGATACCTGGACAAATAAGGAACTTGCTTCTCAGCCTGATTACGACGCTGAGCAAGACTCCTCTTTGCCTGTTGAGGTCTTGACGGTGCTGTTGCATCTGTCAGATGCCGTGGAACGTACAGCGACGTTGGTCGCAAACGCGCAGCATGAATTGCGTTTGCGCTTTGGTGGCTATATCGATGAAGCCCGCCAGCAATTGATGACTGCTTAGGCTTAGGAGCGCACCGTGAACACTTCCATTAACCCTGAAATCCATGCGTATTTGAGCGGCCTAGCACGCTCTTTAGATGCGGCTGGACATGGCGAGCGCGGTCAGCTTTTGGCGTCGGCACAAAGCTTTCTGGGGTTGTCACAACAAACGATTTACCGTCAATTGAAAGCGGCTTGTGGTTGGGGTGGCGTGCGTAAAGCGCGTGCAGACAAGGGTAAAACCAGTGTGGCTACCGAGGCTCTGACAATACTGGGCGCAGTTCAGCGTGAAGGTATTCGCGACAATGGCAAACAGACTTTATTCACGACAACAGCGCGGGGCATGTTAGAGCAAAACGGCATCGTGTTTAACGTCGGAAATGCTCAATTGAACCGTTTGATTCGTGATCGTAAATTGAACGTGACGGCACAGCGTAACGCTTCACCTGTGCAGGCTTTACGTGCTTTACACCCCAACCATGTGCATGAAGTTGATCCGTCCTTGTGCTTGATTTACTACATGAACGGCAAGCAGCACATGATGCGTGACCGTGAGTTCTACAAGAATAAATTGGAGAACTACGCAAAGGTGAAATACAAGGTTTACCGCTATGTGATGTATGACCGTGCTAGCGGCTTGTTGGTGCCTTGGTATGTGGAGGCGGCTGGTGAGAACCAACATAGTCTGTTTGATTTTTTGATGTTTTGCTGGAGTGTGAAGCCTGGACGTTTGTTTCATGGTGTGCCGCAGTTTGTTTTGTGGGACAAAGGCACGGCTAATACCAGTGCGGCAATTAAAAATTTGCTGGTGCATTTGGAGGTGACGCCACTTGAGCATGAAGCCGGTAATTCTCGCGTTAAGGGTGGGGTTGAGAATGGCAATAACATTGTGGAGACGCAGTTTGAATCGCGTTTGCGATTTGAACCAGTGTCGGATATTCGTGAACTGAATGAACGTGCCTTTGCCTGGGCCAATGCTTACAACGCGAATTTGATTCCTGGTCAAGATACCCGTTTGCGCCGTGATGGGCTTGTGCAGCCCGTGTCGCGTTATGACTTGTGGCAGTTGGTCACTGCCGCTCAGTTGCGTTTGTTACCTGCTATCGAGGTGTGCCGTGCGTTGATGGTGGCGCGTGAACAAGAGCGCAAAGTGAAGCCAAATTTAACCCTTGACTTTAAGCATCCCGACTCTGAACGTTCGATGCTGTACAGCGTGCGTGGCTTGGACGGTATCAATGTGGGCGATAAGGTGCAAGTGCGCTCTTTGGTCTATGGCGACTGTGCGATACAGATTCAGGTTCCGCGCTATGACGGTGAAATGATCACTTACCGGATCGAGCCAGACCGTGATTATGATCGTTTTGGGCAGTCGCTGTCAGGCAGCATCATTGGCGCTGAATATAAGGCGATTGCGGACACTGAAATTGAACATGCAGCTAAGGCGATGGATCACATGGCCTATCCAGATATGGATAAAGATGAAGTGAAAGCGGCGCGCAATCGCAAGACGACACCGTTTGCGAACAAATTGGATGCGCATTCGTATCTAGAAAAAATCGAGATGCCAACTTTCATGCCGAAGCAAGGCAGCGAGATCGAGACGCCAGAACATTTACAGGCCGAAGTGCCTAAGCTGTCTGCTATTGCGGCAATGCTCCGTATTGCTGGCGCTATCCGGCGCAACTTAACTGAAGACGAAAACGCCTTTTTGCAGGCTCGCTATGCGGAGGGTGTTCCTGAAGATCAGATCGATTCGTTGATTGATCAATTTCTCAACCCAACTGAGACGATGCCAAAGCTTGCAAGTGGTGGATTGCGTCTCGTCTAGAAGGAATAAAGGTGCTCAACATGGCATTGAAATTAAAAAGTGTATTGGTTGAATTGAGGCTTCCTCAGTCTGCCTGTGCAGCAAAGATCGTGATGGCGAATGGTCGTTCTATGAGTCAGGCAACATTGGCGCAAATTGTGAACCATGACGAGTGGCCACGTACGACCGATCGTGAGGTGATTACTTCACAAATTAAGGCGTTTTTGTTTTCTCATGGGGCGCATAACGGCGACATCAGAAATTTATTTAAAGAAGTAGAAGTAAAGCAAGAAGGTGACGCAGCGCCATCCGTCAAGACAATCGCTGCGTCGGAAGACAACCCATCCATCAATGAAAAGGAGTCTCAGGATATGTTAC